GTATAATGTCAAAAATAGAAGTAGATGCAATAGATAAACAAAGTGGTTCAACCTTAACTTTAGGTGGATCAGGCACAGCTGTAACTTTAGCTAGTGGTGCTACTCAATCAGGTTTTGGTAGAACAGGCACAGTTGATTGGCAGACAGGATCTATTAAAACAGCCACATTTACAGCAGCAAATGGAGAAGGTTATTTTGCAAACACCTCTGGTGGTGCATTTACGATGAACTTACCAGCAGGGACTGCAGGAAACATTGTATCCGTTGTAGATTATACAAATACTTTTCAAACAAACGCTTTAACCGTTTCACCAAATGGTTCACAAAAAATTGGTGGTACTGCTGCTAGTTCATCTTTATCAACTGAAGGTCAATCAGTTACTCTTGTTTATGTAGATGATACTGAAGGTTGGAAAAATATTCAAGATTCAACATCAAATGTTACAGGTACAACTTATGTTAGTGCTACTGGTGGAACAATTACTTGTTCAGGAGATTTTAAATATCATACATTTACAGGTCCAGGTACATTTGCTGTATCTAGTATTTCAAACCTACCTGCTAATAATAATGTTTCATATTTAGTGGTTGGTGGTGGAGGAGGTGGTAATGGTGGTGGCGCTGGCGGTGGCGGTGGAGGTGGCGGTTTTAGAATGGCTGCAGACTCAATTACTCTCACAGCAACATCTTTTCCAATCGCAGTAGGTGGTGGCGGTGCAAGTGGACAACCAAGTCCAGTTACAGGCACTAATGGTGTTAATTCAACATTTTCAACTATTACTTCTGCTGGAGGTGGTGGTGGTAATGAAGCTACTGGAGTAGCTGGTGGTTCTGGTGGCGGTGGTGGAGGTTGTAATGGAACTTTTCCAGGAGGAGCAGGTAATACTCCTGCAACAGATCCACCTCAAGGAAATCCTGGTGGAATAGGTGGTTCTCCTGCTTCTGGTCGTTCTGGTGGCGGAGGCGGTGGCGGAAGTGCTTCTGGACAAGATGTTAACGTTCCTTCACCTGTGCCTTCAAGATATGCAGGACAAGGTGGTGCTGGAGGAGATGCTACTCCAATTTTTGGATGTGCTCCTCAACCTTATTATGGATCAGACTCTCCAAACAATGATTATGGACAAATTTCAACAGGTATATTTGCAGGTGGTGGTGGCGGAGGTGCTACTACTGATGTAACTACTGCTCCTCCAGCTGGACCTAGAGGACCAAAAGGTGGTGCATTAGGAGGATCAGGTGGTGGTGGTCAAGGAGGGCAAGTTGCCTGTACACCTGGTTCTAATGGAGCTACAAATTCAGGTGGTGGTGGAGGTGGTTCTCACGGAACTTCTGGAACAAGAGCTGGTGGAATAGGTGGATCTGGTATAGTAATAATAAAATATAGGTTTCAAAATTAATTATGACAAGTACAATTAAAGTAAACAACATACAAAACCAATGCGGTGCAAACATCATTAACGAGAATAGTAATACTATTACTCTTGGCGCTAGTGGTGATACGATTGCTTTAGCATCAGGTGCAAGTCAGACAGGATTTGGTAGAACAGGAACTGTAAACTGGGTTACAACAAAAAAGACAACAAGTTTTACTGCAGTATCAGGAGAAGGATATTTTTGTGATACAGCAGCAAGTGGAGCTTTTACTTTAACACTTCCTAGTTCTCCTAGTGCAGGAAATATTGTAGGATTAAAAGATTATAATGGAAATTTTGCAACAGCTAATTTAACAATTGGTAGAGGTGGTTCTCCAATTAATGGTGGAAGCGCTTCTGATGTAGTAATTAACACAGATGGCGCTTCAATATTTTTAGTTTATGTAGATGCATCTCAAGGATGGGTAGCAACTCAAGATGATTCATCAACTTTTACTGGCGCTGCTTTTGTAACAGCAACAGGTGGTGACGCAATTGTTACTTGTGGTAATTTTAAAACACATATTTTTACTGGACCCGGAACTTTTGCTGTTTCACAAATTGCATCAAACGCTCCTGAAAATACAGTTGACTATTTAGTAGTTGCTGGTGGTGGCGGTGCAGGTGGTGATGGAGGTGGAGCTGGTGGAGCAGGAGGAATGAGATTTTTTTCTACCGCACCTGGAGCTAATCATCCTATTAATAATAGCGGAGCTAGTCCAAATACATCAATTACAGTTACAGCGACCTCATTTCCAATTTCAGTTGGAGGAGGTGGAGCTGGAGTAGGTCCTGGAAATGCACCTGCAGGTTTTGCAGGAGCAGGAGTAGCTTCAACATTTTCTACAGTAACATCCGCTGGTGGTGGAAGAGGAGGAGCATATAATAGTGGTGGTTCTTGTACACAAATAGCAGGACCAGGAGGTTCTGGTGGTGGACACAGAAGGGGAGCATCTAATCCTACAGCAGCAGCTACAGGTAATAATCCTCCCGTTTCTCCGCCACAAGGAAATCCAGGAGGAATATATGCTATACCACAAAGTAATGCCTCATCAGGAGGCGGTGGAGCAGGAGCTCCAGGAACACCTATAACTTCTCAAGTTGTTGCTCCAGGAGGAATTGGTGCTTATATTGCAAATCCATTTATAGGTTCAACAGCTCCTAGTTATGGAACAAGTGGACCTGAATCAAACACAAGATATTTTGCTGGTGGTGGAACAGCAGGAGCTACTAATATTCCTGGAACTCCAACAGTTACACCAGGAACTGCAGGTGGAGGCGGAACTGCTTACGCAGGCGCACCAGCTAATAACCCAAACCCAGCTGGAGCTAATCAAAATGGAGTAGCAAACTCTGGAGGTGGTGGATCTGGTGGGGGATGTGATTGTGGTGGCGGCACTGGTGGATCAGGTGTAGTAATGATAAGATATAAATTTAAATAATTATGAGTGAAATAAAAGTAAATAAAATTAGTCCAAGAACAGCGTGTGGTACAACTACATTAGGGGATAGTGGAGATACGTTCACAATTCCTGCTGGTGTAACAATTACGAACAATGGAACAGCAAATAATTTTGGAGCTGATGGCGCAGTTAGCTGGCAAACAGGTTCAATAAAAACTTCTACTTTTACTGCAGCAAATGGTGAAGGTTATTTTGTAAATACTTCTGGTGGAGCTGTGACTGCAAATTTACCAGCAGGTTCTGCTGGAGCAATTGTTGCATTTTCAGATTACACAAGAACTTTTGGAACAAATGCATTAACAATTAATCCAAACGGTTCAGAAAAAATAGGTGGTGTAGCAGATGATGCAGTATTAAATGTTAATGGTCAGGCAATTACTTTAGTTTATGTAGATGCAACAGAAGGTTGGATAAACGTACAAAATGCAGAAGACACAGAAACAGGTGTAACACCTGCTTTCGTTGCAGCTTCAGGTGGTAATAGTACTGCAACAAGTGGTGATTTTAAAACACATATTTTTACAGGGCCAGGAACTTTTACAGTTTCCTGTGCAGGTAATTCTAGAGGATCAAATACAGTAGAATATTTAGTAGTAGCTGGCGGTGGTGGAGGTGGAGCTCACATCGGCGGTGGTGGAGGTGGTGGTGGCACCAGATATGTTTTTCCAGTTCCAGCGACCGGAGGTTTAGCTGTGTGTGCACAAGCTTATCCAATTATTATCGGAGGTGGTGGAAGTGGTGCAACAAATAGTGCTGGAGCAGGTGGATCTTGTGGAGTTGCATCATCTGGATTAGGTATTACATCTGCAGGTGGTGGAAGAGGAGGCTCTGCTGGAGCTTCTCAACCCGTGCCAGGAAATCCACCTGGATCTGGATATCCCGGTGGATCTGGTGGTGGATCTGGTCACGGAAATGGACCTGGTCCTATGGGACCAGTTTCAGGTAATGGAGGATCTGGTAATACACCTCCAACAAATCCACCTCAAGGTAAAGACGGTGGTAAAGGTTTTGGTTATGATACACACGGCGGTGGTGGCGGTGGTGGCGGCGGTTGTGCTGGAGTACAGGGAGCAGACGCAATTACAACACCTGCTGGTGCTGGAACAGGCGGTAGTGGTGGTAATGGTTCACAAGTTAATATATGTGGAAATAATTATTATTGGGCTGGTGGTGCGGGTGGTACTGCTGGTATTGGAGGTGGTGGTACTGCTGGTAATGGTGGTTTAGGTGGTGGAGGTGGATCTAGTGCTCAACCTCCTGGAGCATCAGGAACAGGCGGAGGATCTGCTATAAATGCTGGAGGTAATGCAACTCCAGGCAGTAATGGTGGTAATGGTGGAGATAATTCTGGTGGCGGCGGTGGAGGAGGTCCTCATACAGCTAATCCATCTCCTCAAGGAAACGGTGGAAACGGTGGTTCAGGAATTGTTATAATAAGATATAAATTTCAATAGTTGAATGGTAATTAAAATTAATATATAAGGAGAAACATTATGGCACATTTTGCAAAACTAGGAGCTAACGGAAAAGTTATTCAAGTACTTACTTTGAATAATTCTGATATGCATAACGCTGATGGTGTTGAAGATGAATCAGTAGGTCAACAATATTTAGAACTACACAATAATTGGCCTGCACAAATGTGGATTCAAACATCTTACAATACAAAGGGGAATCAACATTCATCTGGTGACAATTCAAAAGCGTTTAGAGGTAATTACGCAGGTATTGGTTATACTTGGGACGAGGATAATAATATCTTTTGGCCAAAATCACCTTATGCATCTTGGGTAAAAGATACTGCAACTGCAAGTTGGAAATCTCCAATAGGAGATGCTCCTGCTTTAACTGAAGAACAAACTTCACAAAATACAGCTAAAACACATTCTTGGGAATACTCTTGGAATGAAGACGGACAGACTTGGGACTTGACAGACCGAATGGCATAGATTAAAAATGGTGGTGGTATGCAAAAGAAAGTATTAAGCGAACAAGCATTATATTACGGCGATGTGGCAATGCCTAAAGATTGGGACATTGACCGAGATAAATTATCAGGTGATATTTTACAATCAGTAATTCAAAACAAACAATTTCCTTTCTCAAGAACTTGGGATATGTTGAACACTTATATGAGAGATCATATAAATCTAGACTATGGATTTACTTTAATTAACAAAGAAACGTGGGGAAATATCTATAAACCTGCAGAAACAACTATTCCTTTATTAAATATTGATCCAGTGGATCTACGTAACTCTCCAGACTTTACATTATTATATGGTGTAAAAGTCAAAGATTGTAATGTTAGAATACATTATGAAGACAACAGACGTAAAGGAAGAAGTTGGGACATACCATTGACTAATAATCAATTTATTATGTTTCCATCAACTAATATGTATTACTTAACTAACAATCAAACAGATAGTTTAAATTTTGTACAAACTATAACGTATGAATATATCTAATTACTATTGGTATTTCAGTGGTGCGCTTACACCCAAGTTTTGTGATGATGTGATAGCTTATGCAAACTCACAAAAAGAAGTTATGGCTAGAACTGGTGGCTATGGTGATAGAAAATTAAAAAAAGACGAAGTTAAAAATATGCAACGTAAAAGAAAGTCTGATTTAGTTTGGTTAAATGATACTTGGATTTATAAAGAATTACACCCATACGTTCGAGAAGCAAATGAAAGAGCTGGTTGGAATTTTGAATGGGATTTTTCAGAGTCTTGTCAGTTTACAAAATATAAACACAACCAATATTATGATTGGCACTGTGATAGTTGGGATAAACCTTATGAAAGAGAAAATAAAAATGATCCTGACCACGGTAAAATTAGAAAACTATCTATGACTTGTCAATTAACAGATGGTTCAGAATACACAGGTGGTGAATTAGAATTTGATTTTAGAAACTACGATCCACATATGAGAGATGAAAGTCAACATTTAAGAAGAGCAAAAGAGATATTACCTAAAGGTTCTATTATTGTGTTTCCTTCATTTGTTTGGCATAGAGTTAAACCCGTGACATCAGGCACAAGATACAGTCTTGTTGTTTGGCATTTAGGAAGGCCTTTTAAATAATGTATATAAGTAATTATTTTAATACAACTATCTGGTCAGAACAAAAACCAGAGTTTGTAAAATCATTAACAAAAGCATCTAACAAATATATTAAAGATGCAAGAACAAGAGA